AGACCCCGTAGGACCGGTAACCGCAACGCTAGGCGCAAGCGCGTAGGTGACCGTGACCAGAAGGTCCGCAAACATCGCGTTCCACGAAACGCCACTGGTCGCTCCGTTGGCTCCATAGAACGTCGGGAAGATCTCGTATGAAAGCTGCGAGACATCAATGCAAGGCTGCAACGCTCCCTGGCGATTCTGGAACCCACCGCTATTGAAGACGAGATAGTCAAGCGACTGCATTCCACCGAATGTCGCTTCAGTACCAACAACGAATGTGACGACAGTCCCGGCCGGGGGAGCCTCCCCAATGGCCCAACCACCACCGACCTGGACGCGCACCCACTTAGGCACGCCCCCAGCGGGGATCGTCACGTCCTGAAGCCCGCCACTTATCCAGTAACCAACGACCCAAGTCGAAGCAGAGTTGTCGGACAGAACGGCATGAGCGGTCGCGCCGCCTACCAACGTCGCTGCCGAACTATTGGCCTTAACTGCGGTGAAGGTGGCGTCTGGCCTGACCGTAATCTGTGGCATGTCAGACCATCGCCTTCAAGTTCTTCACCAAGGCCGTAGCGTCGGCACCCGTGCGGATGTTCGGGAACTCCAGATCGCCATAGAAGTGCAAGTGCGTCTCTCCATCGCCACCCTCATTGTCGCCATGGAGAGGACGCACTTGCACGGCCTCATCGTACAGCCCCTCGCCTACCCGCATCAGGGTCCCACCCGGAGTGTGCGGAACGATCACACCGCCGCGTGCCAGCGCCGCATGGACGTGGTTCACGTGCTCCCGGAGAAGCTGACTGGAGAACTGGTGATCCTGACCGCGGAAGACGTTCTTGGCACCGGGGCCACCGTAGATCAATTCCTTCAAGTCGGGCTTGAAGCGGTCGTAGATCGCCCGGTTGATGGCGAGCAGGTCGGTCGGGCTGTAGTTGATCATGCCGGTCGGTCCGGCGAGATCGACAGCCCGGTCAAGCGCGTGCCATGAAGTGTTGCCCGTGTATCGAGTGGTGGCCCCCGGTCGATAGGTACTGAGGATCGAGTGAGGCATCTTGATCCTGGCCAGGAAGTCGGTCACCGACCTCCACGAGCCTGCCCCACCGAACACCCCGCCCATCTGCCCCTTGGCGGTTCCCTCCCACTCCTGATCCACGCCACTGATCCAACTATCGACCCGATCGAGCAGACCCTTGGCACCTTCCCGAAGGAACGGAACCGGAATCTGATTCAGGACGGCGTTGGCCGCAGACTTCAACGGGTCCCAGATAAGCTTGACCGCGCCCTCGCGAACCCAGCCAGACAGCTTGCCAAGAGCGCCCTTGGCGAAGCCGATACCGGCATCGAACACGTCCCCGATGCCGAACCCATCGCCATGACGCAAGCGCTTGTTGAGTGAGTCCTGGAGAGCCATGGCTTGATGTGCGTACCGGGGGTCGGTCGGGATCACGTACTCCGGGTACCGGTTCGACCCCTCACCCACAATGGCCCGAGCGCCCGTGAACGCCCCGCCCGCTGCGCCCACGATGCCACCGGTTGCCATCTTGGGAACGGAGCCGCCCCCGCCCCCGCCACTTGACGGCAGGGCAGGCCAACTTACCTTATGGCTCGTACCGGCAATGTCGATGTGCTCCATCAAGGTGACCCGAGCATCCACGCCAAGGAGATCGGCAATGGCGTTGACCGCCCTCGCCAAGAGGTTGAACATATCCACGAAGAAGTTAACGCCGCCCTCGATCACGCCACCGATGACCCGCCACGCAGCCTGGAAGCCTTCAACGATGATGTTCCAGATCGGCTGAATCACCGACTCATAGAGCCAACGGAACGCTGCCTCGACCGGCCCCAGCGCCGCCCGGAATCCATCGAAGACCGGCCGGATGATGTGATCCATCGTCCATTCCAGACCCGTACCGAAGGCATCCCAGGCAGCCCCGGCAAAGTCACGGATGTGTTCGAAGGCAGGAATCAGCACATGATCCACCACCCAGTTGAGAGCGTTCCAAGCAGGCTCAATCAAGTTCCGCCAGACCCACTGGATCTCGGTGCCGAGATCGTTCCACACCAAGACAACGAAGTCCCAGAGTTCCTGGAACACCGGGATCAAGATGTTCTGAACCACCCACACGAGCGCGTCCCAGATGATCTGGATGGCATCCCAGTGAATCTGAATGGCCCGAGCGAGCAGTTCCCAAGCAATCGCGCCGAGAGTGTAGAACAGGGTGAAGATAGGAATGAGGAAGCCGTCAAGGGCATCCCAGATCGCACCGAAGATCGCGCTGATCACGTCCCATGAAGTGCTAATGACGGCGACGATCACGTCCCAGGCCGTCGAGATGACGGTGCCAAGGATTTCGAAGCCCAGTTGGATCGCATCGATGACGGGCCGTATCCCCGTCTCGTACAAGGTGGTGAGCGCCCCAACGAACGGACCGAACACGTGATCCGAGAGCCACTGACCCCAGCCCTCCAGGGTCCGAGCAATCGGAAGAATGATGTTGTCGTAGGCCCAGCCGCCCACGACCGATGCAAGGTTCTGGAAGAATCCGAAGATCTTGTCTCGCATGACCCACAGGCCAGCGATGATCGCTGCCGGAATGAGGATCGGCAACATGGGGAGCGCCAGCGCCGCGAGGAGAATCTTCGTCCAGTGATCCCTGAACCAATCCACAACACCGGACGCCAGTTCCTTGACCCGCTCCCACGCCTTTCGGAACGGCTCCGTGATCTTGTCGAACAGATCCATGGAGAGATCCTTGAACAAGGTTCCGAAGTCGAGATTGACTCCCATGTCCTCCAGCATCTTGGCAATGTCGTCTTCAAGTTGCTTGTTCAGTGCCTCGATGTCGAACAGATCGCCCTCTGGCCCGAGCACGGTGTCGCCACCGAAGATCTCCATGTCCTCGGCCAGCGCTGCCGCATCCATCATCCGATCAATGAAGTCAGGCTCCTTGATCTTGGCGAGATCGGCCTCGATGGAAGACACCATCGAAGTGAGGGCACCCTCCATGTCCCGGATGAGCGCTTGGATGTCGCTGTACGACTGCTCCAACTGGTCTAGCTTGTCCTGCTCAAGATCAAGCTGCGCGTTGATCGCCTCGCGCCCGTCACGGGCTGCCTCTACCGCCGCCTCCTCGCGCTCGACCTGAGCGGCCAGACGGTCGTACTCCGGAGTGAGCGCTGCGACGATTGCTTGCTGTTCCTGGATCTGGGCAAGGATCTGATCGAAGGGCATCTCGTGGACGCCATGAACAAGGCGCTCGATCTGACGCTCCAGTGGATCGAAGTTGATCGACTTGGTGAGTTCCAGGAAGCGACCCTCAAGATCCAGAGCATCCAGTTGATCTTGGATATCCTGAATCGTCCGAGCCGTCTCCGTAAGACCACCGCGCTGATCCTCCAGTGCTTGAATCTGAGCGTCATACACCGAGAGGATGTCGGACCCGGCCCCGGCTGCCCGGAGGCTCCCCTGCTCGCCCCGCAGAAGTTCGATCTCTCCGTTCAAGGCTGCGTACTTGTCCTTGATCTCATCGATCGAGATGCCCGCCTGCTCGAACTTCAAAAGTTCCAGGCGGAGGCGCTTCTGCGCCATCTCGTTCTCAAAGATCTGATCCTCCATTGCCGTCATGCCCTCGATGGGAGTCTCGGCTAGCTCAGCGATCCGGTTGTTCGCCGCCTCGATGGTCGCCGCTACGGACTCAAAGGCATCACGGGACGACTCAAGTTGAACCTCCAACTGTCGAAGTTGATTGTCCGCTGCCGCCAGCGAGCGCTCCCACACGCCAACGACTTGGTTCTGAGCCGCAATCTCGCGAGCGAGGTTCGGCAACTCAGCTTCAAGTTGGAGGATGGAATCCACCATGGCGTTGGCCGGTCCCCCCGAACCCGGAACGGCAGCGGACACCGTGCTGGCCTGCTCCCGAAGCTCCTGCTCGCGGAAGGACCGCGCCTTGGGATTGACCGCCATCCCAAAGGCGTCGAGTGCCTGAGTCGCAGAGAAGATCGCCCCACGGATTCCCCGCAAGCGCTCAAACTGATCGAGGATTGTCGAGATACCGGCAGTCACGTTGTCCACGAGCGACGGCGAGTGCCGTGCAAACGGATTCAAGTACTGGAGCATCTCCCAGATTTGCGTGACAGCATCGGCTACGACCCGAGCTACGGCCTCCAGGGCACGAGCGAAGATCCCCGGCAACTGAGCGAACGCCCTACCGATACTCTCCACGATCTCAAAGACGTTCTCACGAAGATCGTCGTCAAGGATCAGAATGATGGCGGCGACTGCGGCGGCGACGAGTGCCGCCAGTGCCCAGACCGGAACGCCCATGGCGATCAGGCCGGAGGTGGCCGCGGCGATCGCAGCGACGAACTGACCGATGAACAGTCGGATCAAGGGAATGACAGCAGTCTGCGCCAGCCAGATCAGAGCACTTGCCAAGGGAACGATCGCCTTTACGATCACAACCCTAGAGACATAGGTCACGAAGCCGCCGAGTACGCCCATCAACTGAGCGAACGAAGCAACGACAGCGAGCAGGGGGCCGACCAGGAACACGAACGCAGCGCCCAGGAGAATGATCTTCCTCGTGGTATCCGAGAGCTTGGCGAATCCGTCAGCCATCTGAGCGAAGAATTGGATGACGCTCATGATCACCGGCATGAGAGGCAGGAACGCCTTAGCCATCGAGTTACGAATGGCGTTGGTCATGATGTCCCACTTGCGAGGGGACGATTCCAGAACCGCTTGCAACTCCTGTTGATACACCTTGTCGGTGCGAACCTGATCGCTGGTCGCCTCCATCGCCTTGGCAAAGATGCCGTTCTCATCGTTGAGATCGGCCATCAAGCGGGTGAACCTGTTGACCTGCCAACCACTCGACAGGATTCGGGTAGCGAAGTTCTGTGTCTCCAGCGTCGACTCGGAGAAGGCCTTGGCGATCAGTTGCAGCTTCTCGACAGCATCCCGACCCATCCACTGATCGCTCGTGACCGTGATCCCGAGACGCCCGAGCACTTGCTCCATGTCCTGTGTGGGCGACACCAGGCGAGCAAGAATCGTGCGGAGAGCGTTACCGGCGTTGGCGGCGCTACCGGTGGCCGGGACGAGGGCTGCCGCCAAGGCTGCAAGCTCCTGGAACTCCAGACCGGCCGTGCGCGCCATGCTGCCCGACCGAACGAAGACATCGATCAACCCTTCCATGTTGATCGCCGTCTCGTTCTCGATGATGTTCAACATGGCAAGGTGCGTGCCAAGCTCACTAAGACCGTCGCCCGTCTGGATGGTCGAGAATTGCCACGCGGCCTGAATCGCGATCAAGGCTTCAGTGGCCTCGACAGCCTCCATCTCACCGAGGATCATCATTTCCAAGGTGGCCTTGACGTTGTTGCCCAGACCGGCACCGGCCGACCCGGCTTGCGCCCAGGCGGCGGCGATGTCGAGCACCTCAACCTGATGCACGCCGAACCGCGTGCTCAGAAGCTCAAACGTCCTGTCGAGAGCCTTCAATTCCTTGTTGGCCGTCGCCGCGTCCATCGACAGGTCGCCATACACCTTGCGGATTCGGACGCGACTCCGCTCCAAGTCCTGATTGAACTTGAACAGCGCCACCCCGGCGAGCCCCAGAGGTAGCGTGAAGTTGTAGATCAGTTGTCGGCCAACCCACTGAAGGTTCTTACCCGCCCTTACGAGCGGATTACCCGACAGCGAATCCAGAAACTTCTTGTGTACTGGAGCCAACTGCTTGAGGGCAGCGTGGATCTGCTTGAACCCACCACCCATGGCAGTGCCCAGGCCCGCGAATCGAGCCTGAGCACGCTGCGCCACTCGCTGAAGTCCGGTGATCTGATTGGCGGTCGCCTGGATCTGTTGCTGGGCCTGCCGACCCTGCGCCCGGATGATGATGGTCAGTGTGGCGTCCACGTCACCTCACCGCCGTCGCCCGCGCCCTCCGCCCGAGCGCGACGCCGCTGGCTTGCGACGGTTGCTCCGGGCTTCCTTAGCTTTCTTGTCACGTTCGACCTGCACTTCGATGGAATGGATTATGTAGAAGTCATCCAATAGCTTGGGAGACTGATCGTAGATCCCTCCCATGACCGGAAGGTGATTCCATTCCCACGACTTGCAGAGGACATAGAGTCTCAAGGATTCGTGGATAGGACCCTCAATGGGCTTCTCTCGGCAATATTGACGGGCCTGCGTCTCTAGGACGCTTTTCCCTCCGCCTCCGCGACCTTGCGCTCACGGAGCTTCTGAAGTTCTGCGATCTGCTCATCGATGCCCTCGACGGTGATCTCCGCCATGAGCCACGGGTTGTGCTCGCGGACATCCTTCTCGATGATGTCGATGATCTTCGGGTTGGACGAATCCAGGAACTTGCGGAGGTTCGTCTCGTTGAACTCGATGGGCTGAAGCTCCCCGGTCGTCTTGTGCGCCGTGACGAGGCTCCACCCCTTGATCGCCGTCAAGAGAAGGTTGTAGCGCTCATCGCCAGACGCCACCTTCATCTTGGCGTCACCGGATACTCGCTCGACCGTCACCTCGCGGTTGGCCTTGTTGAGGTACTGGCGACGGTCACCTTCGTTGAAGGAACGGTGCTGGACCCATGACACGCCGTCAGGCAGCGTCACGGTGTATACCTCCGAGAAGCCGAAGTAATCGGCCTGGACGGAGATGTCGGGATTCACACCGGCTGCGACCATGGCAGCCCGAGCGCTATCTGCGGGGGTGGGGAGTGTGTCTGTGTCTTCCATTTGTGGCCTCCTGAGCCTTTGTTGGATTGGTATTCAGATCAAGCGATGGTGGGGTAGCTGTTCAGGATCGTCACCGTTGCGACCGGGGTCGCGAGAGAGGGACGGAGCGCCCGGATCTCGATGTCATGCTCGATCACGTCATCGCCGGAAGGGTCGAGACTGAACGGCGCGATCGCGGCCTGCGGAATCGTGATCGTCATGTTGTACTTAATGCCCGCGGTAGCGCCGGGAATATCTTCGTACGTCTCGACTTCGATCTCCACGTCGTCCTTGAACGACTGCCCGAGAGGAGCGGTGGCCACCGGGGACCCCCACATGGCCGTGCGCCACAGAGCGGAGTCCTGCGGCCGGATGGTGACGGACGCCGTGATCTCACGCCGCTTCTCGACCAGATCGCCCAGGAAGAATCCGCACAGGCGGTAGTCGTCATCTTCGAGGTTGTTGTTGATGTCGAGGCTGAACGACTTGGCGGGAAGATCGACGCCACCCCAACGAACGCACACGTTCGTGCCCACCAGCAACGGCGACGAGTCGAGTCGTTGGTTGGCGATGATCGTGGGAGAGGCTTCCAACTCTTGCTCCAGCGCGATGAGGCCGACCGTGCCCATGAGGTAACCGTTGGCGTCGGCCTCCAGATGGAGCGTGTTGACCTTGGCGTCGGTGTACCGGAACGCCTCGTAGCCGTCAGCGATCTTCTCTTCGACCGACAGCCAAGGAATGGTCGTCGCGGCCGGAGTGATCGTGTGCAGGAAGCCAGTCGGGGCCGTGCCGGACACGATGCTCGTACCGAGAGCACCCTTCATCCACGTGGCGAGCGACTCCATGCGTGCGTAGAAGTCGTACTCCCCGGAGTACGAGATCGGGCCAAGCTGAGCATCGGGAATGTCCCGGCTGCCGCCGATCTCAGGGTCCGGGATGAGCAGTTCGCGGTTGCCACCGAGAGCGCCGGACCGGAAGAAGATGAAGACGCCTTGGTTCGGCGCAACAGCACCGGGGCTCAGGTACGTCCCCTTGACCGCCTGGGTCTTGACCCCGACGTGACCAGCTTGAGACATGAATCCCATTACTTGCTGCCCTTCTGTGCGTCAGCCGCAGACTCTTGGGCTGCGACGGCCTTGGCAAGGTCTTCCTTGCTGAGCTTGTCCGCGTCGGGGACGGAGGTCGGCAGTTCGTTCACCGGAGGCTCGACCGGAGCGGCGGCGGGGACCGAAGGCTCAGGAACGGCCCGCAGGCGCTCCAGTTCCTCGCGCAAGTGGTCAGCCTCGGCATCGAGAGCCGCACCGCGGTACTCATCCACGCCGTCCGCGACGCTCTGGGCATTGGCGGTTCGCTGCTCACGGATCTGCTCCCTGAGAGCATCCACCTCGGCTCGCTTCTCATCAACCGTACTCATGGCGCTCCTTGTGGTGTCGTCTCGGTCTGAATGACCAAATCGGTAGTGCATAGGAAGGTGAACCCGATATCCAACCGGGAGGCCAGGAAGTCTTGCCTTTGCACGTTGTACTTCTTCACTCGCTCTACCGATCCGAAAAGGACTTCAGCTAGTCCCAGCAAAGCTACACGGAGGCCGTCGTCTCGATACAGTATTGCCCTGATCGAGCGACAGTCCGCACCGTGCAGCCTGCGACCCTCGATGTCATCACCATGAACCAAGACGTTGGCGATTTGGACGATGTAGTTGTTCAATGTCGGCTCGTTCTGGCCGATCAAGTGCGAGTCGACGGCAGGCAGCCATGTCGTCGGGTAGACACCGATCGTGTTGCTATCAAGCGCGCTCAACGGGCGCGGTTCGACCAAGATCTCCGAGTTCATCAAGTTCTTCATTGACGCAACGATCGGATCTACGAAGTCCATCGGGAAGCTCATGGCACTGGCGGTCCCTGAATCGCGCCAGCCATCAAGTTTATCGTCCCCATGATGTGAAGCTGCAAGGCAACCATCAGTGCTGCCACGTCTCGCCGTCCGACCCACAGGATCGGGCGAGGCACCGTAAGCGCGTTCGGCATCATGTCGTCTTCGCCCTGAACGTCACCGAACTCCGACACCATCAACTTGGAACGGAGAACCGGATCGATCTGCGTACCCGGAATCATCAAGAACGCACCACCGGCTCCATCCAAGCCGACCTGCTTGGTGTAGAGCAGGGCAGAGAGCATCGCTCCGGTGCGCTCGTTGGGCGTATCGGGGTCGTAGCCCATCGCAAGCCTGATCCGTCGCGTCGACTCCTCCAGCGGTGCCCAGGTCCCACCGGGCACACCCTCCCCACCGTTCGCAGCGAAGCGCCGGATGATACTGGCCTGCATGATCGGGTGCGCCACATAGTTCATGAAGTGCGCCAACCTGATACCAGAAGTGGCGAACTCAACTGCCCCTAAGAGCTTGTAAGCCTCGTGAGCGTCGACATCGATCGAGAAGCCCGCCTGGAGATTGCCTCCGCCGCGAGGAAGCCGAACCCCGGTCGAGATGAGCGCCATGTCACTCGGGCCTCGGGCCAGGAATCCAGGGAACGGCCTCGCAAGGGTAATTGTCCGTCATGTAGTTGTCTTCGAAGGCAGCCACAGCAGCGAAGTCGTCTCGGTTCTTCCCTCCCGGAACGAACGCCATGGGATCGATGCTCGTCGGCGGGTCCACGGGCTCATCTGGATTACCTTCAGAGTCCACAGTCGGAGCGGCCAGGTTAACTTCCTGATTGGCAATCGCCATCAAGGTAACCTCGGCCTCACGCACCAGATACAAGCCGTACTGGTGAACGGTCGAGTCCTCATGCCCAATCGCGGCGGCAAGGATGATCCGGCCGCTGGCGAGCTTGGCGCAGACGTGCTTGAGAAGAAGTACCTGCGGAACCGGGAGCGCCACCAGTGGCGGGTCCGGCTCTGGGTCGACGTTGATCGGCGTGACGTACACGAAGCCGATCTTGGAGTCCATCTCCTCCGCTGCGTGCTTGACGAACTCAGCCGGGTCAATCTGGGACGGCAAGCGACCCTGGAGGTTCCCGAGTAACAGGTCGCCTACTTCACAGTAGTAAGACATGAGTCACCCCAGGGGGGCCGACTCACCACCCCCGCGGGATGAGTCGGCCCCCCGAGATCAGCCTTCGGCTGCTTCGACGGCAGCACGAAGCTCGTCGTAGTCCATGGTGGACCGCCCGGCGATCTCCAGTTCGGTTGCCCGTGCGTAGAGTTCCGTCTTGGTCGGCTCATCGTCCGGATCGCCCGGATCGGAAGCCACAGAAGCGGACGGCCCGGACTTGCTGACCCGAGATGATCCCGGCCCGCCAACGCCCGTTTCGCGCTCGCCCACCCAGTCCTGGAAGGACTGGACTTCCTTCTGGGGCTGCGCCATGGCCTCTTCGTGCTCCTTGCAGCGCTGGCGCATTTCGATGTCCGGATCTTCGTCGTGATCCGCGACCGGCGCGTCCGTCTCGTAGGCGGAGTGCTTGGAATCCGGTGCAGCGCCGACGTAATTCTCGTCGTACTCGCGGACTCCGGAATCGGCAAGCGACTCTTCGTATGCCTCCTGGCGCTCTTCCTCGGTCAGTTCTTCCTCGACTTGTGCCATGTTGTTCTCCTTGGTAACGAGGGTCGGTCGGTGCCCGCCGTCAGGCGAGCACGACCATCGAGAAGGTCAGTTCCATGTGCGGGAAGACAGGGAACGCCTTGATGCCGGTGCCACGGTTGACACCCCAGGGATCGGTCGTCTCCTGCTCCCACTCGTAGTACCCCGGCTGCCAGTTACCCTCCGGGTGCGGCGACGTGAGGGTCTTGCCGAACCCGATGAGGGTGTCGTCCAGATCTTCCAGGTCGTCGTTGTTGGGGAGGAAGAGCATGGTGTTCTGGGGGAAGAAGCGGTTGTTCGTGATCGTCGTGCTGCCGACCGGACGGGTCCGGTACACCGAGTCGTACTCGATGAAGGTCACGTTCGTGGCGCGCTCGACCACCTGCTTCGCTGCCTGCGGTCCCCAACCGTCCATGACGTAGTTGAGATCCACCGGGTCGGAGCCGGTCACGTTGACCATGCCCGACCGTGCGATGAACCGATCGCTGTTCATGAAGCTGTTGAGGATCTTGCGGGAAGCCAAGATCCGGTCCATGCGGACGCCGTAGGTGTCGAACATGAACTCCTGAACGGTGAGGATCTCACCGATCGGGTCGGAAGTCGTGGCCGAGAAGAGCGACCCGACCGGAGCCTCGTCGTGCTGGCCCGCGGGACGCCCGTAGTCGACGGTGAACTTGATCTTGCCGTCGTCGTAGGCGATACCGCCCGTCGACAGAGCAGTCATGATCATCCACTCGATCCGGTTGTCCAGCTTGCGGCGGCGGAGTGCGTCGTCGCGAGCGACCTTGTTCCGGAACTCCTCCGCGTTGGAGGCGATCGTCAGCGGAACGTCAGTGACGCCGAGACGACTCTGGATGAGGGCACCCTCCCGGTAGCGGCTCACGTCGCTAGCCGAGTAGTGATCCTTCAGCGCCCAGTCGAGCACGGCTGCCCGCCCGGTCCCGCCGAAGATCAAGTCCTTCTGGGCAAGCTCAGACTCCGCGTCCTCGGCTCGTGCCGGGGCCAGACCATCGGTCAGCCCCTTGGCGAAGTCGAAGATCACGTCATCGTTCGCGACTTCCAGGAACGGTGCGATGAGACGTGTGCCGATGTGGTTCAACGGCGGCTCCAAGGACCGAATGGTCCCGAGAGCAGTCTCCTTGCGGATCAATCGATCCTGGGGCGGAAAAACAGCCATGTCAGGTACCTCTCACTTGAAGAGCAGGGCGAGGGCCGGGAGCGCCAGGATGGCGTCCCTCGTGGTGTTGGAGAGTGCGATCTGCGCGCCCGCCGCGTCGTGTTCGATGCACCACGACTGCTTGGCAGTGGCCTCGTAGGCCACGGCGATCTCGACGTCACGCTCCGTCAACTGCCACGGCAGGAAGGTGTCGTTGATGCCGACGATGTTGGCAGCGGTCTGACGGCCATCCGCCACCGACGCCTGGAAGACGCCGACCTTGCCGGAGTTGACGCCCGACGTCGCCTTGGCCATGATCACGCCAGGCTGAAGCACCTTCGTGGCGACGGAATCGACCGTCATGTTGTTGGGCACCAGGCCCGCGCCGCAGGTGTACGACGTGAGCTTGACGTCGTAGACCGAGAACCGCCAGACGTTCTTCCCGAACGGAGTCCGAGTGGCGTCGGCCTTGATGAATGTCGACATGGTTCGTCGTCTCCCTTACTTCTGCGCCCGAAGCTCGGTGAGCCTACGGAACGCCGCGGTCTTCTCGATGAAGGTTTCGTCCTTGCCGGTCCGGCGAAGGTTGGCGACGATCTCCTCCTGCTGCTCGATCTCGCTGAGCACGTTGGGATCGGCGTTGGGGTCGGTGGAGCCGTTGGTGTCATGGCGAGCGAAGATCGACGCAGGACCGGCTTCGTCGTAGGTCTTCTTGAAGGCAGCGAACTGCGCCTCATCGAACGAATCCACGAGCGGCTTGAGGTCAGTCACCTGTGGGTTCGTCATGATCTTGCGATCGGTGAGGCTCTTCATGAACGCCGCACGCTCGGCCGTGATCGAATCCGAACGGAACTTCTCCAGTGCGGAGATGTGATCCTGCACTCGGCCGAAGTCCTGCACCTCCTGGCCGAACAGGCGGAAGGTGTGAACCTGGCCAGCGGGCCGCTGGTGCTGAGCCGTACCGGCCGGATCTGCCGGGGGATCAGTAGCAGGCGGGTCAGCGGCCGGGGGATCGGCCGCAGGCGGGTCGGTCGCCGGGGGATCGGCCGCAGGCGGGTCCGTCGAAGGCGGAGTCGTCACCGGAGGATCGGTCGTCGGGGCATCCGTCGCAGCCGGGGGGGTCTGCGTGCTTGTGGCATTTCCACTCATGTTGGGTTCTCCTTCGGAGAGGCGATATAGACCTTCGACCGCTGGCAGATCAACGAACGCAAGGCCGACAGCGACAGGATCGTAGCTTTGACCCTCGTTTGTCACGTATTCCCCTATTTCGATCGAGCGGTTCCTCAAGTGACCCGTTCGATAATCCTCCGCCGACTTGGCGGTGGTGAACTCGACATCGGCCACCAGGAAGGGAGCTTCGAATCGAACATCCAGGAAGTACCCGATGACATCCCGCATCGAGATCGAGTGATCGATCTTGACTGGGACATTCGGAAGGACGTTGGAAGAGCGCAAGTGGCGGAAGTTCTGCGCCGCCGCCTCCAGGCTCTCGGGGGTGTACGTCCGTACCCTGCCCTTGGAATCAGTGAAGGTTCCGACACGCAAGATCTTGATTCCACGCTCGATGAGCCCTGCGCTGGTGGGAACGATGGTGTCCAACTGGGTGTCAGCCAAGGCGAAAACCGCCGAGGACCGCAATCCACTTGAGTACACGTGCATGGCCGAGAGACTACACGGACCCAAGCCAGAAAGTTCCAGTATTGGTCAGACGTCGTGGGTCATCTCAAGTACCTGCGCGATGCGAACTCGCATCCAGCGCCCGCACTCACGGCAGCAAATACGGATCGTCCCTGACTCGACAATCAAGTCCACACGGCCGCGGACATTTCGGACCCAGATGAAGGGCTTGCCGTCACTTATCCCGCCACGAGCCAGGAGAGGCTTCCGGGAGCACACACATTCGATCCTCTGAGGGGCATCTTGTTCATCCACTAACGGTCCTTGGTCGGTCGTCATTGACGAGGTTGGGCTTGTCGGCCGTGCGATCGGTGCGCTCGGTCCGCTGGCGATCATCGACGGCCGCAGTCGGAGCCAAGACCTGCTGGACTTGCTTGAGTGTCATGCCAAGAGCGACCCCCATCTCCTCCAGGTCTGGCTTGACGGTCCCACCACGGATCAACTCCACGACGATCGCACGAAGCGTCTCGGAATTGTCCTTGCCCATCGATCGAGGCTCCCACTCCACTCGCGGAGCATTCGGGCTGAAGTTGTAAGCCTTGATCCGCTGGCAAAGGTACTGGTCGATGTAGACCTTCAGGTCCGCTGCCATGCTGTTGAGCGCCGTGAGCCAGGTCTGCGTGTGCTGCACGCCAAGGTTCAGGCTGCCCCGGTCGCCGGAGCGCATCAGGAGCATGGGAGTGAAGATCGAAAGACTGATCTCTTCGTCCAAGCGGGCCAGGTAGCGCTCAAAGTCAGCGCCACGCATCTGGGCCTCAAGGTACTCGATGTCCCACTCGTACTCGGACCGGTTGCCCGTCGCCGTCTCGTCGCGATCAGAGGGCAGAACGACCTTGCCGCCGCTACGCACGGAGTCGATAGCGGCCTCCATCGCCATCTTGGCGCTGATCTTGATGAGGTTCCCATCCTCCATGAAGGTGTACTCACGCTCCAGGGGGGCACGGCCCACGGGGACCGGCTCACCAAACCGTTCGAAGTACCTGTTGGCGAACAGGTGGATGATGATGGAGAAGTACCACGGCATGAAGGCGGGCTTGAGGAGATTGCGACCATAGTAATCGCCACGCTCCATGAGGCACGGGTACCAGAGCGTGTGCTCCGGTCGGATCGGGTAGCCAAGGCCGAACTTGTCGATGCCGTCGTAGATCTTGACCTTCGGCTTGATGACCTTGCCGGGAGGCCCAAGCACGTCCTCTGGTCGAGGCACGTAGTTGGACTCGACCTCCTTCCAATGGACACGGCAGTCTTCCGGAGCAAGATCCTTGATCTTGTCGATGAACAGCCAGCGCCCCGAAGATTCGTTATCCCACTCCAGCGCGATCGGGCTGTACCCGGCCCAGTACGCCGTGCCCAACCCCCGCACCAGCGGAGTCCAGATCAAGTGCATGTTCTCCTCCACCACGTCAGCGATGTCCTGGCGTTCGCACGTGATCTTCCAGTCAATCTGGTGGAGCATGAAGGACATCAACGACAGCGAAGCGTTGATCTGCGGGTGGCTTCGCATGTTGGAGTAATCGGCCAGAGTCAGCTTGTCCAGGTCGAACATGAGCGCCTGCGAGCCGGGGATTCCGCTGTACTGGGAGAACTGGCTCTTCTGGTCGAACGCCGTACCGAGTCGCGGCGGGTCGGCCTTACGGAAAGAGAACACAGGTCCTGGCTTTCCGTGGCCGTTGGTACCAGGGAGCGGCAACTGCATCTGTTCTGTATCAGGCATCTGTTACTTCCTGGTGGGTGGTCGCCATGTGATTGGCTGAAGTGGCATCGAAGGGTTCTGCGCCTTGAATCCGGTGTTGACCGCGGGGTGGGCGGGCCAGTTGGAGGACGTTTGGCCTCCAGTTGTACCACTCGACGTGTTGGACCCGCCCGACATGCCGGAGATCACCATGGACCGGTTGTGGAAACTTGTCCCACCCATGAGCGTCGTCGTCACACCCGCCACAGCATCGGCTACGTCCTTTGATCCGTCAGGTGGGTGATCGATCTTGGGGCCGATGTCTTGAAGGTTACTGATCTCTCGATACAGGATGTCAATGGGGGTCGGATCGCCCGCATTCAACGGCACGAGGTACGGGGGAATCGCCAGACGCTCTTCGTACATGGCGTCATGAAGATCCTGATAGCCCAACTTGGATCGGTCCATGGACACGATGTCCGTGGCAATCCGTCGCTTCTTCAACTGCTGCCGGAAATCGGTGGACTCGAAACCATCTGTCGTCGCCTTCGTGATCCGGAAGTGGCGATCATCTCGCAACTTGTAGATGATCCGGCGAATGTCGCCAAGAATGATCTCCTGACCGGCCGGAGCCTTGATCCACATGACCAGATCGATGCAGATGTACGGCTTCCACTCACCATCGACTTCCACCATCTCAGGTACGTGCCCCATGGCTAGTCCCAGCCCGTCGCCCTCGTCAGCGAAGGCAATGTCGATGTGAACTGCACGCTTGAGGCCATCGGTAGCAACGAACCAATCAGCAATACTGTTCAAGTGATCCACGGGACCATCGTTGCGGTTGTAGCGGATGCACCAAGCGTCGCGAGCCAACTCCAACTTCGACGGATCATGGAAGAACGGAGACTCGATCGACGGGGGCCGACCGGCGAGATCCCGCAAAGCCTTGTGTGGCGAGATCATGAAGTTCTTGCGGTACTCGTTGGGGACCTCGATGATGTGATCGGGGAACCCCTTGAACTCAGTCAACTCACGGGTGGTGAACTCAAAGCGCTGCGAGTCGTACCAGAACGAATCACGCTCGCCCGTCATCCGATTCGTAAACTTCGACCAGCCCAGTGATTCCCAGATCGTGATGCGCGAGACGTAACAGGTCGGGTCCTTGGACATCCTGAGCATCGTCTTGGCGACAAACCCACTCGGGTGCTTCATCTGACCGATGACGATGAGGAAGCCCCGATGTCCGAACCGGGAAGTCATACGGCCATAGATGGTCGAGTGGCCCTGCTCGGCGTAGTCCTTGTTCTTGGTGACCCGGTGCGAGTCGGCCTCGTCAAGCACGCCCCCGATGATGTTGTAACCCTCAAAGGTCGTCTCAGCGGAGTCGCCAGGGATGATCCAGATGTCCTTGGGGAAGTGGAACTGGCTCTTGAACTTCGGATCAGGAAGGTAGTTCCGCTGGAACCACGGCGAGTGCATGATCCGGGCCGAGATGTCACCGAAGACCACTTCCTTGGCTTGGTCTTCCGAAGTCGACATCTGCATCAGGGCGATCCTCGATCCCGGCATGAGATCGAAGTAACCCTGGGGGTCCCGCAGGCAGAGGAGCCAGTGCGTCATGTACGTGACAACGATGGAGGCAATCGTCGTCTTGCCAACACCGATAGCCCCGGTGAACAGAGCCTCGGTGTACTTGGCGATTCGATCGGGGTTCGACTCCACGCCGAACATCTCCACCAAGATCTTGAGAAGGGCGGGCCTCGTGAACTGGAGGATGTCCAAGTAGTCAGGGCCAAGGAACTCGACTATCGAGGCAGGGCGCTGCTCGAACTCGGGGTGATCCCGAAGCCAAAGGAACTCAGCGCCGAGGACCGCTGGAGCGTGCGACATCACGCCTCGATCGAATCGACATCCAGGATGTCACGACTTCCCATCCGGCCGATGATCGTCTCGACATCGTTGACCGTCGCGTCTTCGATCTTGATGCCTTCCTTCTCCAACTCGCCCACTACCTTGGCCATCAACTCTTGGGGAGTCGCGTTGGCGACCGCCAACTGGGCCGGTACGCCATTGACAATGTTGATCTTGGCCCCATTGCTCATCTGGTACGCCAGGGCCGGGTCCACGAGACGGGCAAGCTGAATGCCACGAGTGAAGAGCGACTCCATTAGCTTGGAGACGTTCGGATCGAGCTTCTCCGCGCTCTTCTCCTTCTGCATGGCGCTCTCCACGCGCTCGGCGTCTGCCGCCATGATGGAACCAAGCGCGTCGATGATGTCGGTCGAGCGCCGCGTCTTGAACTTGGCGGCGAGGCCGGTTGCTTCAGATCCGGTCACTATGCACACTGCTCCTGGTCGTGAATATGGGCAGGACGCTACCAGGGAGCAAGTGTCGCACAACCACCTATCCCGCGGAAGGACCGGCAAACCCTTGGAAAGTTTGTAGACCGGCTCCTCCAGCGGCTCCCAGTCAACGTCGCTCGGTTCGGTATCTACCGTCTCCCCGCCCGACCCCTCACCACGGCCTGGCTTCCAAGCGTTGTCATAGTTCATGAACAGCCAGCGGATCGAGCGCAGACTGAACTTGAACGCCTCACGGGACAACTTGTGCCTATCGCTGATCGAGAGCACCTCCTCGATGTCCATGCCGATCATGCGCGCCCAGTCCTTGATCCCCTTAGTCAACTCCTGTCCCGGTCGGTACTCGTGGCCATTGGGGAGCACCAGGGCGGGCAGCCCGTCGATCCAGCGGGTCCGGATCGGGTGATCGAAGGCATCCACACCAATGCCCATTGTTCGCCGGAGGCTCTTGCCCGCATGGAAGTGGAAGATCCAGTCAGGATGTCGCGACTTAACCGTGCCGACAGTCTTCATCGCCGCATTCCAGTCGATGTCGGTCGACGGAGATCCCGTGATGAAGATGCGCTTGGATTGATCCTTGACGATGCGGAACTCCTGACCGTCTCCCGCCATCCGTCCCACGAGATCACCGGGCAGGTTGAGCTTGTCGTCCAGCTTGTCGTACAAGCTGTAACGCATGTCATTGCTGGCGTCCCAGCACCGGTACACGCCGACAGGATGATGGAAGCGCACGCGGGAAGTGAACTCCACCGCCATGTTGCTGTCGTACTCGACCAGGATGGCTCGCCAGGCCCGTCCTCGGGAGGCTGCCTCCAACTGCCGCTCGGGGTCGAGCCGCATGTTGCCCTTGAACTTGTACGTGCGTTCAGAGAAGACGAAGTTCGTGACTCCGTGGTCGAAGGCAATGTCAATCGCCGGTCCAGGGTTCAAGACCCACAGTTCTCGGGTGCCACTCCAGGGCGTCTCGCTCATGGCGGGAGACTACCGGAGACTATTTCAACCGCAAGGCCTTGTAGAAATCTTCCTGCGGGTACTTCTTGCCATCAGGTGAGGCCGGGAGTCCAGCGAAGCCCTCCATCGAGACGTAACAAGTCTTGCAGAACTTCCGCTGACCGGTGTCGCGCTCCAGTTGGATCTCAGCCACCTGCCCACTGGTCCGCTCGGCATCGATGAACTTGGCGCGTTCATCGGCATTGAGCCTGCGATAGAACTTGGCCTTGTAGAGATGACTCTTCTCGGGTAGCTCGTCGTGGTCCTTGTACCACTGCTCGATCCACGCCACGAACTCACTAACGGCATAGTCGGCCTCGCTCGACGCCACATGCTTCATCAGGTGAGCATAGGCCGGGATCAAGTACGTGTCAGCGAACCGCACGGCGCTGGCGTACGTCGGCCGGTCAACCATCGCCTTGCCGTTGTTGAGCGCCAGGGCAAATGCGATCTTGAATACGGTGTCCCACAACCGGCCGTAGAGAGGGTGCTCGCGCTGCATCGGGAAGATGCGGTTATGAACCGGCCCAGCCGGATCGTTGCCGTACGCGATCGCATCGTCCGTCAGCGGAGCTATCCACTTGACTCCGCGACGGCAGCGCTTCCAGACCGCTTCGAACTCGTCGTAGTAGTCGGGGTCCGGCACCTTCGGATTGTCGTGAAGGGGGAACACCGTCCTGCCTCCGAAGATCGGAACGATCCTGCCCATGAACCCACTATGCAGGTCGCCGTTCGCCACCAGATCGCGCAGCGACCGCTCCTGCGTCGTGAACGTCGCCATGAGGAAGGAATCGGACACTTCATCGATGCCAGAGCCCTTGGTCTGGTGACGTACTGCAATCTTGGGGTTGATGCCGGAGTTACGGAAGTCATAGAACGTGATGAGCTTCGACTTGAAGTCCCCACCTGAGCCAGCCCGACGGGTTCGGGAGATGAACTCCGCAAACTCATCCTCGTGGTACCAGGCCGTCGTCGGAACCTCCAGCTTCATTACCGCATTAGCAGGGTCCTCGATCTCTGTCTTGATCCCATAGACCAGTGCCTCCGGGGAACCCATCTGAGGGAGAATCTTCAGCCCCTCGCCGTCGTCGCGACGGAATGGGACCACCGATTCGAAGAGATCGGACATGCGTGACACCGTGAAGGACTTGCCGGTGCCGGACGGGCCGATCAACAGGGTCATCAAGGCTCCGGAGTGGATGACGCCACCGCCGCCCTCGACGTGGACACACTGACCGGCACACGCGCCGAGTGCCTGGAGCCCCAGCGCCAGGAAGTACTCCACCGGAGCCCAAGGATAGTGCTCGGTATGATACTTCATCCAACGATCCAAGAAGGTGTCCTCCTCGATCGCCAAGATCGACCAGTCCATGGGCGGTATCTCGTCAGACTCCTCCTCGGTCTGAAGATCGGACGTGGTGAGCACCAGCCCTCGCTCCATCTGCTCGGTCGAGATCGTGATTGGCTCACTCGCTTCGGATGAGGGCGGGACGACAGGGATCAACGGCTCATCCGCCAAGGGGTCTACCGGCTCAAAGGTGATCTCCGGAACGGGGGCCGGTTCTTCCCGTTCCGGACCATCAGGGCGGGACGATGGCCAATCTTGGTCATCTACCTCGACCATGTACTCGCCATCCGGTGTCTGGACGATGGCGATTCCAAGCTCCTCGGCCATCTCCACAACGATCTTGCGGAAGTCGGACGACCGATGGAACCCTGACGGGTCCAGCCCGTACTTGCGGGCCGCGTAGAAGTCGATTACATCCCCACCCGACTCACACTTGCCGCAGTGCCAGAGGTTCTTCTCGCGATTAGCCCAAGCACTCGGATTATTGTCGACGTGGGAATCAAAGGGACACCTGAACTTGATCCCCTCGATGCGGTTGGCTCGAAGGGGGTGATTCTCGGGCTTCCCCCACTTGCGAACGGCGACGAGGATGCCGACGCGTGACTTGATCTCAGGGATGTAGTCCGGACCACGGTTCTCCAACTCCTCGGGCGGTTCAGGCACGTCGGCCAGGAACTCTTCGGGTATCTCGACCGGCGCATGGACGGTCGGCGCGTGACTGGCAGCCGACTCGTCGGCTCTGTTCTTGTCGATGACCTGACGGTTCAGGCCGACAAGCTGGAACTTTCTTGCCAATCCACCAGGGGCGACCCGTTCGCGCCGTTCGGTCTTCTCCGACGACTCGTCTGGACCGTAGAGAGCATCCAGCAATTGCTCTATCTCGGCAGGACCGATCATTCCTTGGTCGAAGGCAGATGAGATATCATCGAACGGAGTCATGGAGCGCGATTCTTGGCTTGCTCCAGCGATGTTGCCCACCGACAGTTCCCCGGCTCGTAGTTGCCATCGTTGTCGATCCGGTCGAGCGACATGCCTTCGGGACGTTCTCCCATGTCGACCAGGAAGTTCTCGAACTTCGCCCAGCGCTCGCAGACAGTAATCTCTCGCCCTCCGTAACGATGCCATGCAATGCCATTGGGATTACTGCATCGTTGCCTCATTGACTTCCAGGATGAATAAGTCCGAGAAGTCCCGCTTCTGGAAGTGTGCCCATGAACAGGACGACCCTTGGAATCAGGGTTCCCCGCCAACCCCTGTTCGTGAAGAACACTCATACTCCTCGATGCAACTTCTCGACGCAAACACCCACAGGAACGAGTCAATCCGTTCATGAGTGCATACTTGTCAATGCCACGCACGGCACCGCAATCGCACCGGCAAATCCATTTGCGTTGTCGAGTTTCCGCTTCCAGGACAATCAGTCGTCCGAAGCGTTGACCATTCATGCGTCCAGGCCCAGAGCTTCAGCACACTCTCGGAGTGTGTCGAGACTCCTGCGCCGCGGGAGATCCCAAGGTGGCACCGATCGTTGCAAATCAAGGAAGTAAGTTCGCATGTTGGCCTCCAAGTGCCACCCCAATGGCAGCCTGAGCAAATTGCCCAAGCTGTCAGGCTCCGAAAGACCGTCCTGTTTGGGGAAGACCTCGATCTCCACCCAGCCCTCAACGTCGTCCGGGGCGTTCTTGTAGAAACTTTCACTCTTGCGCCAGAACCCGGCGACATTCTCCAGGACGGAGTGTGCCATGGCTCGGGCCTCGACTCCAGGTACCAGATCACCGAACGGCACGATCACGTGCGCTCCGCCCCCGGTGACGACCGGCAGGACGGGGAGATTCAGCACCTTGTCCACCTGTGCAGCCACTCTCATCGCCGTCTCACGGACAAGACAGCGCGCCCAGCGATGTGCCTCCATGTCGGGGTCGTGGAGTGCTGCCTCAAGCGGCCCGACACGGGCATCGGGGTCGAGAGTGCCTTCGTAGGCACCCTGAGCCTCCATCCGCTCCAGTTCGTCAAGGTCACGAACGATGAAGTACGGACCCTCGGGCTTCAGGTCGATATCGAACGCCACGAACTTGCATGTCGACTCACGACTGTGGAGGTAGGTGCCGAGACACTTGGTATCGAGCAAGTGTGCCCGAAAGTCGCCTTTGGTGAACTTGCTCCGCTGGGCGACCCATCCGGCCGGTCGTGGTGATCCGTCATGGTGGGTTCCCGCTGGAAGGTATAAGGCCTTCGCGTCACGGCGCGCGACGAGAAGTGCTCCGAGTAGTTGGGCGGCTGCGTCCGCAGATTGCTGCTTGTCCATAGGCGCTCCCTGGCGCTCGATTCTCCGGTGGTCCCACCCCTGGAGGGGACGGGACGGTCACACTACTCGCCGCTTCGAAAGGGGTCAACGTTGGCCGGTAAACGAGCCAGGCCCGCCGGGTGGGGCGGGCCTGGACGTTCCCTTTGACAACTCATCGCTTCGGTACTTGGGGGTCCTGTGGGCGATGCGGTTCCCGGAGCCGTGGACAAGACGGCAGCACGAACTCTAGGGGTCTACTTGCATTCTGTCAACTCAGTCGAACCGAAATACGTCCTCATCAGGCACTTCCCAGTCGACAAGCGACTCCTCGTATGCCTCTCGGCGTGGAGTCGCCTCGGCAAAGGACTCGTCGCCCATCAGGGCAGCGACAGATGGGTCCACCCCCAGGTCTGCCTTCTCGATGCGATCTCGCTCGGCAGCAATGACCGGATGGGTCGGGTCGGTGACGTCGATCGGGTGGCCATCGACGTAGATGATGTTGTCTTCGTCGTGGTCGGGGATCTCCTCCTCCGGCTCATCTGCCAGCACAAAGTCCTTGACCTCTTTGAGCGTGATGGACTTGACGAGTCCAATCATTCC